TTCTTACACCGTTAATCACTTTTGCAAGTGTCCCAATGCGGACTTTCTCCACTTCCTTTGGTGTGAGAGAATTTTTCCTTATCGCTATGTATTCATAATCCAAGTTACCGTGCTTTTTTTGAACGAGGGTGACGAGGTTGTTGTCATAGGCACTCAATACATGCCTTCTGAACTTGTCCACGCGCACCCTGTCGTTCGTTGGCGCGATCCGCTGGATTGTCGGATCCACGATATATCCACGGTAGTAGGATAACTTTTCTCCACTCCTGGATTTGTTGATCCAGTTTTGGAATGCTTTTGCACTCATCATAATGTTATTAAGCTCCCCATCAGTGAGGTAGCTTCTCTTGTCCTTGGAATAAATTCCTGTCTTGTTATAAACTCTTGTCATCTCATCTCTTTTTTTAGGTGGGCCACACCCAGATGGCCCACCCTTAGGAAATCATAATATGTCTAACTATATTATAACAGCCCATATTATAGGGTAAATAATGGGATAAGTCAAGTAAATAATTATGGCGGAAATCAGCCAAAAAACCTTGTCAAGTAAAAAATCACTTTGTTGTTGCATAAATACAACAGGTATTGTATAACAAAATCCTCAACTTCATTTCATCTCGGTGGACCTTGTGAGCACATTCGTTGCTCCAAGGTCCCTTTTTAAGGACAATTAGCGTGACACGTAGAATCAGAAATATCTGGTATAAATTTAAAAAATGGTTAAGATATCAACCTCATAAAACATACTTACGAGGAAAATAATGGTCAAGATATGGCTTCTGTTGATGCTAATGTCTACCCCAAACCAACCATCAGTCAAGTACAACGCGGCGATCTATCCAACGGAAGATCAATGCATACAGGCACGGGAGGGATTTATGGAGTCATTTGAAGCAAAACCACAGGAATACAAGGATACAATGAGGACGGAAGCTATCTGCATCCCCTTTGAATCATTCCCCATTAAGGGAATGCCTTCACCTATTGGTGTATGAGAATTATCATTTTACTGTTGGCGCTACTTATGGTAGGGTGCTATGACATGAATACTTTAAGCGTCAAGCCGTCAACAACCACAGTTACATATGGACAAGACAGGAGCACGGGTGAAAAGGACGCAAAGAATGATGTCTTGACGAATAATAGAAAGCAGTCATGGACAATTAAACAGGTGTTCAAATGGGAGTAGATTATGAACGGACTTAAAATATCATTCGCCGTCGTGGCCTTTGTCCTCGTTCAGGGGATAGGAGTCATATGGTACATTTCAAAATTGGATTCTCGGGTCGACCAAATGTACGCAAGCTTCGAGGAAGAGAATAAGAAAGAAGTAATAGAGAATCAGGTCAAGATGAAAATAGATCTGCAAAATTTAATCGCTGATGTCAAGACACTGCAAAAAGAAATGAAGCGAATGAACCAGAAAGACAAGGAGATCGTAAAGCAAAACCGTTCCATAGAGAAGCAGCACAAGGATCTGTTTAAGTTCCTGAAACAGCAACAACAGGGAATGAACCAGCAGAACGAACAGAAAGGTGGTTATAGCTATGGTGACTAATGGACTGGTTTGATAAGTTGATTATAGCCATAGGAATCATAACAGTGATAATATTTGTAATTGTGGTGGTATAATGACTGACAGACTCGATGTATCGGATAAAACAGCGATCAGCATGCCTATGCGCAACCTTTTGGCCATCCTATCGGCCACAGCGGTAGGCGTGTGGGCCTTCTTCGGGATCCAGGAGCGCTTGAATAACGTAGAAACTCGGGTAACTCTATCCGAATCAGACCTCACGAAAAATACAGAATTTAGAATCAAATGGCCTCGTGGTGAATTAGGCAGTTTGCCCGCGGACGCTCAGCAGGATCTCCTAATTGAATTTCTTAGTTCTCAAATTGAGTCCATGATGGAAGATATGGAGTCCATGATGAGCAATTCAGTGAACATAAAGAGAGCGCAGCAGGATATAGAACGATTGCTTAATGATGTAGAAAAGCTTAAAGATAAATTGAGGGAGTCAAATGGAAGTAATTAGCGTAATCGTCATGTTCATATTTGGAAATATGGATGACCAGGAGCACAGGATGACGCAATACGTTCCAATGGAATCACTGTCATCATGCATGAAGGAAGTAAGAATACTCAAGAAAAAGGAAACAGACTATACAAAGAACGCATTCTGCGGACCGGCACTCGTGGAACTGAGTGATGACGGGGAAATATTGACATTACATACGGAGCTCCCTGAAGGAGCGAAGATGGTGAGGAAAGAAATAAGTAGAGAAGCATTTGAGAGATGGACACTTAGGTCCAAGGAGAAATGGAATAACAAGTAACTATAAGGAAACTAAATGACTACAGGAAAAATTAAATGGTTTAATCCAGCCAAAGGATATGGATTTATTGAAAACGGAACAGGAGGCAAGGATGTCTTTCTGCATGTATCGGCTTTGGAAAAGGCGGGTATTGACACACTAAAAGAAGGAGAAGAGATAGAATTCGATATAGGGGAGAACAAGGGAAAAGAAAACGCCATTAACATTAAAAAGATGTAGGTTTTAGGGTGTTTAGTCTTTGCGTGATCCGTACGATTGAATTACTTTCAGCATCGAATGAACGCCATTTCTCCTACCAGGAGTCAAAAGATTATCAAGGCTCAAACCGTCTAATTCTTTTTCTTCAAAGGATGCTATATCGCTTCTTGTAGAATTACTGAAAACATCAGCAAGAAGGCATACCATTCCCTTTGATATCAACGCAGCTGAATCGGCCGTAAAATAAATCTTGTCATCATATGTAAAATGTGGAACCAGCCATGTCTGTGACTGGCAACCTGGGACCTCAAACTCCGGTAATTTGAACCGCTCCGGCACGATCGCCGACTTCTTCCCGAAGTCCATCAGCCACGTGTAGCGGTCTATCATCTCATCCATGTCATTGAGCAGGTCTATGTAGGTTTTCAGCTTGCTTTGAATGGTGGATACAGGATCGACATTGGTAATCTTGCAATCCCCCAGAATCTTCATTACCTCTTCAGTCTTCATTACCCACTTCCTTTCAAAATTTTATTTACATAATCGTTAATGGGCTCAAGCTTGTCCTGCATCTCTTCAGATGGGGTTCTCTCTTCCTTCTGCCTGATGGAATCTTTTAACCCCATATCAAGTAACTCCTTTTCCTCCAGCATTTTGGTATAAAAATCTTTTGGCTCATATAAAAATTTTGTGTAGCAGTATTCACATACGGCCTTGTTCTCCTTGTCCACTGTGTACCACACAATAGGATGGTCATCGCCGCATGAAAATGTTTTGGTATGAATTACTTTGGGTTTCATTTTTAATATCCGGTGAGAAAATGATTAGGATATTTAATCTGCATGTATGTGACAAATACCATGTATGATACAACGGCAAGAAATAAAACTAGAATAAAATATTTCATTTTTTATTTTTCTGTTTGTACCACTTTGTGTTTTTTTTGTTCCATCGTTTGTGCCATGCCCAGCAGCTTAGCATGCCCCCATAATGCTCGCATAGGTAATAAAAATAATTTTTAATTTTCTTGATCATAGTTACACTCCGGTTCCATTTTTATGCACGCAATTGTGTTCTGTGAATCATTAAAACCATCAGGCGGAATTACAAGTGGGTTTGATTTCGCCACCACTTCCTTATCTTTCCATGGCCAGTTCAACGTTGTGCACCCAGCCAGTAGGCCAAAGAGCAAAAACACTAAAATGAGTAAAATACCCGGGTACAACAGGTACCGGGAACCCCTTAAACCCCGATATAGGCGAGATATGAGCTTTTTTATTTGGCTCAATACGGTCTTTTCTTCCCCTGGGTCCCAAACGTCCATTACTCGTCTTTCTTCTCCTTGAACAGTTCCAAAGTCCAATTGCACTGCTGGATTGCTCCTTGTAAACCATTTATAGTGGCTTCCATGTTTCTTATTGCGTCTCTCCCCTGGCTTATTTTTGCCGTAAGATCATCAAGCTGCTTTTGCAGTTCTGATTTTCTTTTTTCAACGTCTTCTTTTTCCGGTCTCATTATTTCCTCCTCAGTTTTAATCCCAAGCGGGCACGCCTTCGGTTCTTTCTCTTATTAGATCCAACCTTGCGTCTCCCCTTGTGTCTCTTTCTTTTCAGGTCCGCCTTGCTCACGGTCCTACGTATTTCTCCTTATACTTCTCAGAAATCTCCGTAGAGCAATACGGACCGCATAAAAAGTTAATCTTATATTCAAGAGAAGGATACCACGCCTTAGAGAGCGTATACTTCCATTCATTCCCGTCAAACCATGTATTGCAGTTGAAGCATTTGAACTCCGGCGCCGTGCCACCTTCAGGACCCGGTCGTACATGTTTTGTATCATAGTCAACACCTTTCTTATACCCCACAGAGGCCTTCGCATTCATCCGCAAACTCCTCATCAAAGGTATTAAACAATTCCTTTTGCTTGGGTGGTTCTAGAAAATTCATGCTTCGAAGTGGAACAGCTTTCTTGTGCAAAAACAGTTCAGCTGTTGTATTTTTTAATCCATGTCTTATGGCGTCATCAACCTCGCATGCGTCCTCCCAATCCTTGGGGTAGTTCTTCTGCATGTTCTTCCACTGATCATTGTGGTGATAAGGACACCCTATGCACGAGGACTTGCCTGGCATAGGATGCTTTTTAATGTCACGGTACCACTGTAAGCAGTCCGCTCTTGACATCTTCATCTCGATCAATGGCCAACGGGATTCCAACCATGGAAGCCTAGCTTTCTTCATTCTCATTGCTTCATCTGTGGATATGCCAATCCATTGTTCGACGATTGTTCCTTTCTTAACCCGGTGTCGTGGTTTGATACCGAGCAACTCCCTCATCTTTTTCTGGATGGGGATAACTTTATAATCATGTGTACATTGCCTGTAGAGCATTCCAACCTTTCCACCTGGACGTGCCGCAAACAGTGGTGGATTTGGAACCCTTCCGGCAAAAGACTTCCATTCCTCGTTGGATCCTTTCACTGGATTGGCTGCTCTAATGAGGTCTTCTCTTAAATTGCTTCTTTCCACCGTGTAAATGGGGCAAATCGTGATGGCTTTTTTGAGATATTCCACGTGCTCATAGACAAAGGATGGTTCCCATCCAGTGTCAGCGAATATCATGCAGTCCGGTTTGTGCTTTGTCAGTCCTTCTTGAGCCATGAGTGCGAGACAGGAAGACTGTACCCCTGCGCCGAGCGATAATACACGCATTGTGGGCTCTTTTTCTTTTCCTTCCTCGTCTTTGTATACTGGCTCATGCGTTGCCGCAACCGCTGCCATGTTATTGAGCTTTCTGCGGTCAACCTTGTGAGACATTTCTTCCAAAAGCTTACGCCTTTCATATTCCATCTGCTCCTGGTTTATAGCGAATCCTGGCTTAGTGGGGCTATTGGTATAGCCTTTTTTCTTCCCTTGTTCCCTATAACCTACTTTTCTATTCATTATTTCTTCCTATATTGTATACTATTTTATGGCTTAAATCAATCATTTTGCGTGACCCCAACTTTGGTCAATCTTATACTCTACTTTGGAAGGAACTTCAAGCGCTACGCAGGTCTCCATAATTTCCTTTATTTTTTCCCCTTCTTCTTTACTTTTGACGCTGCAATTCAGCTCATCATGAACCTGTATTAGGGGAACAGCCCCCAATTTCTCATATATATCAACCATTGCCTTTTTGGTTTGGTCCGCAGCGGAACCTTGAATCAATCTGTTAAGGGCCTTATAGGTTCCCGCTCTCTTGACTGTGGTATATTCAGCTTGCGCCTGCTTCAGTGGCAATGCTCGGTTAAATTCCCTAGTGAACCAAGCTGGTTCGTAAAGATCGAATCGGCATTTTCTTCCAAGAAGGGTTCTGATGGTTCCAACGGCACTTGCTCTATTCATCACATCTTCCAGCATTTCCTGCATGAAAGGAACCTTTATTCTAAATTCCTTTAAAATATTCTTTGCTTCCATTGGTGTAATGTCCAAATCAACTGCCATTTTCTTGTACCCCATTCCATACATTACCCCTAGACCTATAGTCTTTGCCAATTTTCTAGGAATATCAGCCATATCAGCTGTTTGCTGATGGAAATCAAGATCCTTTTCCCTGTAGGCTTCCTGTACCTCAACAGCTCCATCATTCTTGTTAAGAACAGCGAAGTGGGTTAAAAGCCTAGGTTCCTGCTGTGAATAATCAGCTGAAAGCCACTGTTCCCCCTCCTCAGGAATGAAAATCTTTCTTATTTCTATACCCATTTCCCCCCTGATTGGAATCTGCTGTAAGTTGGGACAGTACATGGAGAATCTTCCAGTAACCGTTCCCCCACTATCCCCCCTAATTTGATTTATATGTGCGTGTATCCTGTCATTGTGTATATATTTGGCTATACCATCTATGAATGTACCCTGTAACTTGTTGAATATCCTCGCCTTGGTAATAAGACGTGGAAGCTCATGCTCGTGGGTTTCCAAGAATGTCTGGGTAAAACTGGGTGCCTTTGTTTTTTCCGTCATTGGATATTCCAAATTAAGGGAATTAAACGCCTTCGCGACTGACCTCGCTGACCACAAATCCACATAAGATCCTGTTAAGTCTTTCACTCTTTTTAAAATTTTTTTCTCTTTGTTTCTAAGCTTATTCTTTAGAGCAAAGGCTTTTGTCATGTCAACCCTCACTCCTTTCTTTGTCATATTGAATATGACGTTAATAAGGCGGCATTCTATGTCATAGATGCTCTGAAGAGATTCTTTTTCTATTTCAATCTTTAATCTTTCATGCAGTTGCAAAGTCAACCTTGCATCCGCTTCAGCGTATTCCCCCACAAATTGCGCGTTCATTTTGTACATCTCACTCTTGGGATCCAGTCCCAATTCAGCCGCAGCTTTCTTGAGTGTTGCTTCGTTTTTGTACTCTCCTAGGTATTGGGACACTATGCTATTAAGTGTATATGAAAATCTATTCTCATCAATAAGGGCTGACGCAATCATTGTATCATGTATGTATCCTTTTACTTCTATTCCTATTCTCCACAGCCACCCAATGTCATACTGCGCATTATGAAACACTTTGTCTATTGAATCGTCTTCACATACAGATTTAATGTATTTTAGGACAGCTTCCTTGTCCATGTTTCCGCCACCATCATGATCAATGGGATAATAGGCACTGAAATGTCCATCAGATATGGCAATACCTATAACCTTTCCTATGCCTCGTGGCCAACCTGGGCCCATTTTCTTCAGATCTGTATCGCAAGTCTCCAAGTCCACAGCCACTACGGGTCTTTCCTTCATGGATGGAAATTCAGTAGGATGAACCCACTCTGATTTTATAGTGTTAGCAAAGATAAATTCATTTTGTTTCATTTTTTTCCTTATTGAGTTTTTTGATATGTTTTCTGGTCACTTCTCCCATTAGCTCACCGCGAGATTTCTTGGGGGTGTACTGATCTTCCAAGAGCAATTCAGCATAGTGGATAACTTTTTCCACGTCCTGTTTTCCCCCCTTGATACTGTGCCTGGTGATATACTTGACAATGTTTCCTTCATACCAACCAAGCTTATTCTTAACGATATAGTGGCTAGGCTGGATTGCCATTCTTTTATAATGGTCTCCTCCTATCTGTTTTTTATGGGCACTCATATTTTGAATCCCCCATAGTTTTGTGGTTCTATTATATGCAGTTGTTCTTTTGCGCGTGTTACCCCCACATAAAAGACTCTGTGCGTATCGTCTGGATTGACTTCCATTTCCTCCCTGTTGGCGCGGGAAAGATCCGTGAACAGCATAACGTTATCACACTCTCCACCCTTGGCCATGTGAATGGTGCTTAAGTTAATGAGAGGATCAGAGGATAAAGTCTTGTTAACCTTTTCCAACGATCGTATGTACTCTATATTTCTATTTCCTATTTTCTCAAACACCACATCCCAAGGCGTGCCGGACGCACACAATCCATGGTGCATCGTTAATTCTTCAACACCATACATTTTATCTTCACTTAATGTGTTCAAATTCTTATAGCCCCTTTCAACACCAATCTTGGTTGGTAGGTAACTGTATATGTAAGATACCTCATCATAGGAAAGTTCATCACCCTCGTTCAGTTTTTTCCATGCATCTATGGCTGACAGTATTTCTTTCTTGACTGGAAGCTTATTATTTTTCTTGTATGCCAATCCCTGTTGTCTTAGGTTTTCCTCAATCTCATTCAACATATATCCGCACGGAGCCAGGACAAGCCATTTTCCTATGCTTAAATCAATGGGATCAGGATATGCATGTAATTCAGCTACACCATGTACATTTCTTGGCAGCCATTCCTTATCCCTTCTATTGTCTATTCTTTTTACTATCGAGTCCGCAATTCTGTGAACAGCGCGAGGACATCTATAAGAGTGTTTAAGGATGGTTACATTCCCTTCCATATTTATGAAATGTTCAATACTAGCGCCTGCCCACCTAAAGATGGCTTGGTCATCATCCCCGCTTATGTAAACTCTCTTGGCATTCTTCCATATTTTGGAGCACATTTTCCACTGTAAATTGGTTAGATCCTGTGCTTCATCAATGAATACCACTTCCAACTTTGGGGTAGGTCCCGTCTCGATCCACAGAGAAAGCATGTCAGTGAAATCATGCTTGTTATTACCATGTTTATAATCCTCTAACGCCCTGTAAGCCATTAATAGCTCATACCAGTTAAAATTAAAATTATGTTTATTATAGAATTCTTCCAGTTCCATGCATTGATTTCTGCATTTATTTATTTCCCTTAATAGCTTGTTGTCTGTTGTAATTATTCCTGTATCTTCCCAGTCCTGAGTGACAAATTCCAGGTCAACACCAGACTCAGCCGAGAATGATTTGTAATCTTTTGGGTTCATTATTTCCGTTTTTGCCATTCCTAGTTGCCTTTTTCCAAATGCGTGTAGTGTACAGAAGTAAGGCAAGTCATCATCAGTCAAGCTAAATTTTTCTTTGGCCCTATCACGTGCTTCATTAGTAGCTTTGGTAGTAAAACTGAAGAATCCAATTTCATTTGAATCAGCAGTCTTCTCCTTTAGCTCCCGGTCCACTATCCGCAGAAGTTCCTCAGTTTTCCCCGTGCCGGGTGGGCCTAGTATGATGTTAATTTCTGGCATCTCTAATTCTTTTCTCCTCCGTTCTATGACAATTGGCGCATAGTACAATGCATTTCATCCATTCTTTTTTCATTTTCTTAAACTGTTGCCAACTTGTTCTCCAAAAAGAAGAGACAGGTCTTTCTTTTTTTTCTGGATTTATATGGTGATAGTCTAACCTTTCTGGATATTTTTTAAATTTTTTATTGCAGTGAGAACACCCAAGTTTGGTTTTGGATGCATTATACAAAGCTGTTATTGCATCATAAACTTTTTTCTTATTAGCTTTGTGATATGACCTTTGCCTTTCAAATGCTTCAGGACTTCTAAAATCTGCATACTTCTTTCCTCTTTTCATAGTGTATCCAACAAATATATATCCATCTTCTCTTTTATCACCGTATTTTAAGTTAGAACGGTATGTCATCTTTTTCCTCCCTATCAAACTCTGAGTCCTGTTTAGGAAAGGCCGGAATGCCCCATACGTTCACGCCCTTGCCCTTGATCTTGAAGAATTCCGATCTGAATCCTTTTATGTTTTGTATTTCCGCTATGATCTGTCCTGTGTTGCTGAAATGGTTGAATTTCTGCCTGATAAGATAGGCGTGGAGGTCCTGAAGCCTGAAATAGGTTATATTGTAGTCCTTCGCTTCGGAATCGTCCTGTGTCCACGGTCTTCTTATGAGTATTTGTCCTTTGTTTTTTGCCTGCGCCCGATCAGTACAGAACTCCTGGAGGTGAGCCATGAACTGTCCGGACACAGATCCGTCACTGGAAACTTTGGTAATTTGAGCCTTTTTCATTTTCTCATTTACGAGTTTTTGCCAGTCAGACGTCTTCATCAACGGAGGCATAATGGTCAATACGTCCATTGCGCGCCGCTGAAACTTTGTTTGTATCTGTAATTCCTCAGTGCTTAATTGAATCTTGTAGTCATCTTCATCAGGCTTATCATTGGGAATTTCAAGGAACCACTGTGGGGGCTTCGTATCCAGCTTGGTCAGTTCCCCCAATGCCTGGGCCAAATCGCTGCCATCTATTCCGTATTTCCTGAGCTTGCATATGATGGAATTGCAGTAGGAAACTATTGGCTGATCCTTGCACTTATAGTTATAATCTTTCTTGTTGAGTTGTGATACTACAACGGTTACTTCCTTGTGATCCAATGGTGGTTCCATATATTTCTGATTATATTTTTCCAGTAAATTCTCCCAATTTGTGGGGTCGAACTTTCTCAGGTAAACTCCAATGTTAAATAGACCGTTGTTGCGTGTTCCTTCCGGAAATCCTTGATCACACAGTGCCTGCAGGCACGGTGGTCCATCCTTGATGGCCTCGTCATCAACACTCACTTTTACCTTGTCTATGTCTTCCACGCTGTACTTGTCGTACATCGCATAAAATTCCTTTAACGTTGCTGGCTCCCCATTATTCTTGATGGCAAACCTAACTGTCTTTCTTGCATGGTAATAGGGAAGATTAAGGAAATTTCCCACGTCCCCCTTTTCCGGCTGAATGCCGGATTGTTTTGGAAATATTTCTGATTTTGATTGACCTAGTAGCGCCGCAATTGCGGAAAGCTTATTTTTCATGGTCTTGGATGCAATCGTATTTTTCATAAAGAGGAAGATGTGAGCTCCTCCACTCTTTGACTTGCAGTGCACTAATGGTAATTTTAATTTTCTGATTTTGATAATAAGACTATGGTGATCAATAGGATAATCATCAATATCAATGCATCCCCACTTAGTAGTATTATCAGCCCTAATAGGAATAATCCCAAGAGACGGACCCTCACCCTTGAGGTGTTTTTCCCAGAGTTCATCGGTTACCTCCCTTCTGACAACAGAAGATTTGCCTTGTTGCTTACCGTCAGCACGTGCCCCATTGGGTTGGTGCTGACCGTAAGCTATATCCAAACCTTCAAATATGAACTTGAATTTCTCAACTTCCACAAAACCTCCAATAGATATCCCTTAAAAAGGAATATCTACGTTGCTTTCAGTTGTCTGCGGTTTTGCGATTGATTTTGGTTCTTCCGGTTTTGCTTCTACTGCACCACTTGATGCGGCAGTAGAAAATGCTTTACCTTCACCGTAAACGGAAGCGTCAGTTACCTGATCCCCCTTTTCTACTTGGAAGCCAAACCAGCTACCTCGATCATTTGATTCACCTACCGTTGTTATTTTGTAGGTAAAGGCATATGTTGGAGGCGTAAACATCCCAGATGGACCCTTAATTTTTTGTGACAGCATCAGGCTGTTCCAACGTCTGCTTTTCTTAAGCTGACTTGAAGCCATGCTGATCACGGCATTTTGGTATCCACCATTTATTTTAGCCAATACATAATGATAAGCTGTTTGAACAATATGGTTGCCGTTGTCAAGTACATATCTTCCGGTCATTGGATCCCTAGCTGCTTTTCCTAGAATGCCACTGTCGGCACTATGGGAAGCAATAAATCCTCCACCCTGTTCACGAGCTTTCCATTCAACATATCTTAGGTGATAAAAAACGGGAATGACAGTTAATTCAGGAAATGTTTCCTGGGTAACTGTATTATACAGTTGACCAGCTTTTGCTGTTTCAATGTATTCCGCTTTTGATGGGTTTATTTGAGGGCTTCCGGATTGAAGGATAGTTATGTAGGGGATAGCTGTATCCCTTGAAAGATCCAACGCTCCAAAGCCACTTGTGATTTTAGAGTCCGCGGCAATTGTTGCCACGTCGACTGAATTATTAGTTTTTTTATTCATTAGTATTTCCTCTTTAAGTTATTAAGATTTAATAGTTGTTTTTTGTCCTACATACGCCCCTAACAGATCCATCGGTAATTTCTTACCGGATTCATGTTGTTCACGTACAAAGGCGCGAAGGGTGGAAGGTTCGACCCACTCGCGTTGTGAAGACTCATATCCCTCTTTATTCAAGTGTTCCAAAAGTCCTCTAGCTTTCTCATCTTCATTCCTCCCAAAGCTACAAGAGACTTGGTTCTTTACTAAATCACCAAATCCGTTGTTCCTTAACCAAGCATAAGCCATTGCCTTTTTTTCTGGCTTGATGGAAGCGCCATAATAGTCCTTAACGGATATTAACCTTCCATCTGCTAGTTTTAATTCTGATAAACCTACTTCCGCAAAAAGACTAGGAAGAACTTCTTCCGATAGTTTTTTCTTATAGTCTTCTTTCTTTTTTAATTGTTCCTTTATATCGTTTATTTCTTTATCTGTTTCTGCAACATCCGTTGCAACTGCACCAATCCTGCCTAAATTATCTTGGGGTACACCCTCGACATCCTTTGCCATTTGATTTACTAAATTATTCATGTTTTCCTTTCAAGTCTATTTCTATATCATAATATCTTGTTTCGTTGCGGTCCCACTTCAGTACCTTGAAGCGTCCGTTGTTGTGTTCTGCAGCAATTGCTCCTGCAACCGCTATTATAGCAGGATCTCCGATTAAAAGCAAGTAGTCATTATCATTAAAATCCCTCAATTCTTTTTGAAGCTTAAATGTTAAAGGACTGGATGATAAAATCATCTGTTTATTGTCAGGAAGAACAATTTTTAAATCACCAAACTTTTCAGCTGACCTTATATTTCTTCCCATTTCTTGCAAAACGTAAACTGTCATAATTTTATTTCTTGATTTGTATTATATCATATGTTATAATACGAGTCAACATTAGAAATAGGAATGTACAAATTTAAAACAGAGCCATACGAGCATCAAAAGGATGCACTAAAAAAATGCTGGAACAAGGAGTCATTTGCAGTGTTCGCAGAAATGGGAACAGGCAAGACCAAGATAGCGTTGGACAACGCTTGCATATTATACAACAAGGGAAAGATTGATCGTGTTCTTGTGATAGCTCCCAAGGGAGCCTACATGACATGGGTGGAACAAGAAATTCCAGCACACGTTCCGGATTATATAGAAAAGAAAGTACTCGCCTGGAAACAGTCCACGAGCCAGAAATACAAAGCGCAATTGAAGGACATAATGGATATTCAGGATTATAAATTAAAAATTATGGTCATGAACGTGGAAGCTTTTTCCACGAAAAAAGGGACTGACTTTGCCAGATTATTCCTGATTGGTCGTTCAATGATGATCGTGGATGAAAGCACTACCATAAAAAATCCACAGGCAAAAAGAACCAAATCAATATTGAAATTGGGAAAGGATACCAAATACAGAAGAATACTGACTGGATCCCCAGTTACCCGGTCGCCCATGGATCTCTGGTCACAGATGGATTTCCTGAACCCGGAAATACTGGAGCAATCAAGCTATTATGCATTCAGGACTCGCTATGCAATCATGGTCACGTCAAATGCAGCCGGCGGAACGCATACATACCAGCGTATCGTCAAGTTTCAGAACCTAAAGCAACTGGGGGAGCTAGTAGCACCCCATTCATACCGCATATTGAAGAAGGACTGTCTTGACTTACCAGATAAGGTATATACCAAACGTGAGATAGAATTAAGTGATGAACAAAAAGAGGCGTATGTGGATATGAAAGCTAACGCTATAGCTACCCTTAAAGGGCAATCCATGACTGCAGTTAACGTCCTTACCCAACTGATAAGGCTTCACCAGATAACGTGCGGTCATATGAAAACAGATGCCGGCCATACCATAGATCTTAGAAGCAACAGAATAGATGAACTAATGCAGATTTTGGGTGAGACAACCGGAAAGGTGATTATATGGGCAAATTACATACATGACATTGAAAAGATTGAAGCTAATATAGCCTTAAGCGATTTCGGAGCAGATTCTCTGTGCACTTATTACGGCGCAACACCAGCCGATAAAAGGCAGGAATGCATCCGAAAGTTCCAGGACCCAGATTCAAAGGTAAGATTTTTTATTGGTAACACCCAAACTGGCGGATACGGTATTACCCTTACCGCCGCAAGCACGGTGATCTACTATTCAAACAATTATGATCTGGAAAAGAGAATACAGTCAGAGGATCGTGCTCACCGCATAGGGCAGAAGAACAAGGTACTGTACATTGATCTAATGTCAAAAGGGACTGTGGATGAAAAAATCATACAGTCCCTTCGAAGCAAGGTTAACATCGCCAAAGAAATCAGTGGCGAGGAACTTATTGCTTGGATTTAATTTTTATTTGTTTTGGTTTTTCGGATTCCGGAATTTCCCGTTTATAAGTAACTTTAAGAAGTCCATCCTTTAGCTCCGCTCCATTAATCATAATGTGTTCATGAAGCTGGAATTTTTTGATAAAACTCCTATCAGAAATTCCTTTATGCCAAAAATCTTCTGAGGTTTTTTCTTCTTTACACCCAGAAACATGTAAAGTTTGCTCTTTTACTTCAACTTTCAAATCTTTCTCAGCGAACCCTGCAACAGCAAATTCAATGACGCCTAAGTCATCTTTTTCTTTAATGTTGTATGGGGGATAAGTTGAGACTCTTTTGAAACCGTCAAAAAAGTCGTTGTGGAAACCAAGAAAATGGTTACGTATAATATCTAGCTCGTTCATATGTACCTCCTATTAAAGCAAGATTTAGCAGGACCCATTACGGCATCCTAGGTACTATATAACACTTTCTGAATATTTTTCAAGTCTTTTCATGAAGGAATCTGATGCCCTCGTGAAATTCTCACCATCAAGCTCGAATCGCTGAAACAGCATTCCCCTGGAACACATCAGCACTACTCCTTGGTCAATTTCCGTTCCAAAGAGGTGGTTATGTGCCTGGGCATAGGCGGCGAGCTGCATGAGGTAATCCTGTACCCACTCTCTCTTCTTGGGCTTGTTTGTCTGCTTAAAGTCGATAATGGCAGGCCTTCCCTTATATAGTCCAACCATGTCAGTAGTCCCAGCGTACTTGCCAGGCAAATACAGATGAACTTCAGAACCCCATACCTCGTCAACATCCTTCAATCCCTCCTCTATTATCTTTTTCGCCATCAGCTCCGCTTGCACGCCAACGTCCGTGAGATCCTTGTATGGTTTTCCGTTCACATAATGTTCTATGTATAGGTGGAGCGCGGTTCCAATCTGGGCCGCGTCCGTCATAATTTTTTCGGCTTTTTTCTCCCCCACGCGCTTTCGCCATGCGTGAAGGCCACTCTTGTCCTTTGTCTTGGAGAGGACTGAGGTTACGGACGGTAAACTTTCCCCGTCGGGTGTAAGGTATATTCTATATTCTCCGTCTTGCCTCTTGAGAGAGGCGTAGTCATACTTCTTTATAAATTTCACGCATGCATTATAGCACAAGTGAGACCAATCCGCCAGTGTTATAATTGTATCCAGGAGGCCCTTGATTTGGATATCTATGGGGGTGTTGATCATGCTGGAGGAAAGCCCCAGTATGCTTACCAGGAAGCATGCCGGCACGCTCTGCTTCATGTTTAGCGGTCCTCATCAAGTTTCCTCCCCATCCAAGTTCTTTTTGACCCATATTTCCTACCATCTCATAAGCATTCCGCACTGTTTGTGGGTTTTGACCGTACACGGCTCCTGTGGCGTATATGGGTATATGCTGTACCTCACCTGGAGAATACTGTATAGTTGCTTGACGGTTGGGGTCATAGGCTTGGTATTTATCCGTAAAAGCCTTCCATGTTTTTGATTTGCTTGGAACACCTGTATCTCTCCCCGTAAACCAGTGTTTTTTATTTTCTCTAATCCCTAAGTACTGATCCCACAATGGATGCTTATACTCGTGCCTGTAGACGTCGGAGATAAAGCTCTGAAGAGACCCCTTACTTGGATCCCAATCACCAATTATCTCGCTTAAATTAATATCCATTCTAGTCCTTGGATCATCATCAGGATCAAAGGGGTCATCGACATCCACTTGCCCCCAATAACGGTTTCCTTCTGGGGATTCTTTCAATCTTCCTTTCTTTTGCTCCTCATCATAGAGGTATCTCATGGGTCCTTCCATGGTGTGCTTTCTTAATCCCATGAGGGCCATCTCATCATAATCATAGAGTGATGTACCCAATCCTTCCATCAGTTTCGATCGTTCAGTAGCACTAAGTTCATCGGAAGGTTTTCCATACATGATGTCATCGTACATGTCCTGTTCGAACTCGATGTCACCCAGTCCGGCTTGCAATAGCCAGTCTGGGTCGTTGTATAAATGATCTATGACAGATGAACTACTGAGATTTGAGGTTCTGTTTGCCATTATCTCTTACCTCCAGGAAATGGTATCACGTTGGCCCCACTCGCCGCGTCCTGCCTTCGCTGTCTCGCGAGGGCGATCATGTATTTCTCGTAGTCGGTGAGTCCACGCACGCGCATGTTTCTTTTCGCCATCTGCGCGATCGCGTTCTGTGCCAGCTCGTCCACGTATTCCTGTCCCCCGAACTCACCCCAGTAGGTCCTTCCCGCCTCGTTCATCTTGGCGTACTCATCTGGGTTCGCGCGGTACCAGTTGATGAGGTCCTTTGTCGTTCTTTCACTGTTGAGTCTCGCCTTCATCGTCTGCATTATTCCGCTGTAGGGCGTCGCCTTGTTCTCCGGTGTTACATACTTTGACGCGTTTCGCAGAAGCCCTTCCGCCGCACCCATCCTTGATGAAAGCGCCACTCCATAAGGATACCACGCTTCATACGCGGTTTCATTCTTCAATGTCTGGACGTGACGGTCCTTTGGATATTGCTTAGCTATGGCAAGGACGCGACGCATCGCCTCCTTGCCATACTTTTTGCCGATCAGTGATAGTACTCCGTACATTCTCCCCCCAAGCGGCCCCCTATCCTATTAAACCTGTGTAAACTGCCCTCAACAACAACCCCAAGACCATGAACGAAACCATCCAGACAATCTTAAAGATCGTATCAATCTTGGAACTCATGTGTGTAATATGATTGTCCAGCTTCTGATGGATCAACCGAAGCTCTCCCTCAATCCTGATGATGTCCTCGCGGTTCGCTGTTATTTTTTCTTCGGCCATTACCAATTAGTCCCCCAATTTATGTAAGCATTGTAATCTTCATCATCAATATCATATCCACCGCCAAATCCTAAAGTTCCACCCCATAAATTTTTATCAAAATCATAGCCAATTTGTTGATCATTTATGTCAACATCAGGGAAAAAAGGATCAAATTGACTGTAAATGTTTTTCATTTTATTAACTGCAGGACTGTTTGCCATTGCCAACATAAGACCTGAATTATTTCGAGGTTGATCTGCCTTGACATTCCAGAAGGAACCTTCGCCGCCACCAACATTATTTTGATACCAAGGGGGTAAGTTTGGATCTCTATTTCTAAGTAAACCTTCACCTGGAGGTGTTTCATCCCTGATCAGTCTGTCAATGACTCCAGGAGCCTGTTGTAAATGTCTTAAAAAATCTAAATCCATACCAGGCGAAGACCTAATAGTATTATCCTGAAGTATGCGTTCAATTTCAGTTGGTCCTGCACGGTCATATCCAATGTTTGGTCTGTCAACTCTTGGTTGTAATTTTTGTCTCTCTCTTGGTGGCATTATAATACTCCCATTATTCCCTTGTTCTGTGCATTCTGAAAAGGATTGTCATTGATTCCTGTCTGTATGTCCGTGTACTTTCCCTGATTGTTCATCACGGGGTTCATCTCCATCAGTCCGCCTCCGGCAGCATACTGTGTTCCGCCGCCGTACTGCGCAGCCAACGCCGCGTCAGTGTTTCCTGTATACAACGCTCCAGCTGCCGCCGGATTCATTGTCGGATTGCTCATTATTGAAGCGCCAACACGTGATGTGTCATACGCTCCTCCCGCCGCCTCAGGCGCGTAGTCAACCGCTCCTTCCGGTGCCCCAATTTTTGGACTTAGGAGAGACGGTGTTGGATCTATATCAGCTCCCTTTTTAATAGCATCATATCCTGCTCCAAGCGTGTCAAGCGGATTCATGACAGCCTCGCCCACTCTGGCGCCAGTTGTCAGTAAGGCATCCTTGGCTTTTTCATTGAATGTTTGTGCCTGCTGGAATCTTTGTCCTGACTGGTCAAACATTTTTTGATCTTCCTCAAGTTCATGCAAATCACGGTCAAACGCAATCCATTCCTCCGGGTACATACGAACCAGTCTGGCAAAGTTTGCAAGCCTAATTGTCTCCGGCAGGTTTGCATCTACCATGTTTTTAAGTACCCTGTGCGATACTGGATTGGTTAGAACCTTTCCGCCATAGTTGATCATGAACGCCGCGGCACTCATCATCAACGGTCCAATTCCTATAAGGGTGCCAGCCTCGGCGGCTCCTTTTCCCATCGCTCCTGGACCCAATGCCGCACCAGGAATAAACGCTCTTACAGCTGACCTAGTGGAACCCATGACTGCACGACGCATCATGAACTTCGCTCCGCTAGGAACGCCGTTCTCGAAAAGCTTCGCGAGAACCATTGATAGGTCATCAAAGTCCTTCTGGGTTGGCATCTTTGTTCTTTCTCCCCTTATGAATCCTTCCGGCAATTCCTCGCCGAAGATTTCCTTCAGTCCCTTGCCAACTCCCGTTTCATATACCTGGTCATCAAAATGGGTCCATCCAACTCCAGGCTCCCAAATCCTGAGCTTTGTTACTTCCGGTGACTCATCAAGCGCGTGACTGAACAGTGATTTTAACTTGGATCCTTCCTTTCCAAGTCCAAGTCCGGCCCTGAATCCTGCCGCGTCAAAATATTGCAGTCCTTCCTTTTCAACAATGGATGCATTGAACAGGTCATCAACGTATGTTCCTAATCCGTTGTGGTATCCACGGTCGCCCACAATTCTTCTGATTGCAGCCAGTTCCGCCTTTCCGTCTATGGCATGTGCCTTTGATGCATTAATAATGGTATCAAATAGAGTATGAGAAGCACGTGTTGTACTGTTGTCAAGAATAATGTTGAATCCCCTTTGCTTTACTTCCCCTCTCGCCGCTGTCTTGCCAACATTCGTTCCCCAAAGCATCAGCCCTGAAGAGACAAACTTGTCATACTCATCAAACGCCTTGGCAATATCCGGGTATCCCATTTTTTCAAGGGATGCTACATCATTCTCCCACGCCTTCATAAGGCGTGAAATGTCATCCGCATAGGTGGTCTTCGCCAGTACCTTGTCCTTGAGTGGAGCCAGCAAGTCATTGATCTGCTCGCGAAGCCCTTTCATTTGATGCACGTCTAGCATTGCGTGCGCCCTTCCTTCGCCAACAGGTTTTATTATTTGTTTTTCCAGGAAGTCGATCAGCTTGTTTCTTACTTCCGATGGGATTATTTCTCCTCCAGGGTCAAGCTGAAGCTTCTCCCTGTATTCCCTTAGCGTCTGTTTTGCAACGTTGACCAGATTCTCATTGGAGAATCCCTTGCCCATGCCTTCCGCCGCCTCAGTGAATCCCTTCTCCAGTGTCTTTGCCTGTGCTATGAATCCCTTTAAGTTCTGTGATGCTAGGAAGTCCCAGCTCTCCAGCATCTCGTCAAGGTGTCCGTATGGTGCAAATCCACCAATCATTTTTCTCATGACTCCATCAATGTAGAAGTCACTCTGTTTTGCCATGTTGTTCTTTATGCTGATTCCGAACAGCGGTGCTGGGGATAGCATTGAGGTTATCTTTCCACCCAAAGTTCCACCAACCATTTGCCTTCCAACCATTGTTCCGGCAATCTCAGTTGGATCAGGCCACCATTCATTGGACCCTTTCTTGATAGGTCCTGGTGGGCCAAGCCAGTTGAGTGCCTTTGAATTGGTAGCACGCCATAGGAAATTTCCAAGTCCCAGTGGTAGGTTGAATGAAAGCTGTTCCTTTGGTACCTTCAATCCTCTTGTTGCAATCAAGTCCAGTTCATTCTGCGATGGCATCCATCGCTCAAGAACCCTTTGCTCCCCTTCCAGCAGTTCCTTTCCGCTGACAATTCCTGGCGCCTTGCTGGGCTTTTGCCTAAACATCCTGAATGGAGTGTGTCCAACTACTTTTCTTATTCCGTAATATGCCGGCCTTAACGCGAAGAATCCAGCTGTCAGTCCCGCATCCCAGTAGGCGGCGTTGAGAGCGTTGCCTAATCTTTTCTTTTGTGTTGGCCTGTTGATTCCCTGAGGACCAAACGTCCATGATTCAGGAACAAGCGTTGCCAGTGTGGCATCAACCAAACTCGCCTGCTTGTTTGGATCACGCATGTATCCTTTCGCCTTTCCTGCCTTGTTCATCATATCCAGCATGCCCTCGTAGCCATAGTCCGCCACGCCGACGGCCATTGCGCCACCTATGACGGCGCCAGCTGTCCTTGCAAGCCAGTTTCCTTTTGACTTTCCAAATCCCTTTGCAGCTCCTTTAAAAAATTTATCCCTTACTAATTTTTCACCCTTGACTGATCCGTATATTCCACCACCTATGTATCCCGTCATTTCAATTGCAGGATATGGGTTAGGATTATTGGTGAACAGTCCTATATTATCACGCATGTCCAGTACTTCAGGGGACACAACGGTAAAGTCAGTCTTAGGATTCAATCCCTCGTTGGCCATAATTTCATTTATTCCCTGTACAGCCAGATCAAGCTTCGATTGATCTCCGGTTTCCGTAAATCTTCTCTTCGCGGTATCCGCTATCAAGAGTGCTTGGTCACGCACACGGTCCCTCTTCTCACGGTACAGTCTAGACTCTTGCAGCTCCGCTTTTCTTTGCGCCACGTCCGCCTTGCTTTGCAGTATCCAGTTGTCCTTTCCGTATCGCCATCCAGTCTTTCCGAAAGGAATATTCCATGCGGTTCCTAAGGCCGCCATTGGTACATCAGTAAGCTTCTTCTGGAATTCCCTTCCTTTCATTATCTTTTCTTTCGCTTCAGTCTGTGGAACTCCGCCTTCAGTGGTCTCACCCTTGTATTTCTTGTACGCATTCTTGTGGTCAAGGAAAGGCTTAACTGTTGATTGAAATTTTTGTATTGATGACTGTGCCATTACTGCTCCAATTGCTCCAGAATGTTATTTGTTATGCTTTGGGTACTCTCTTTATTCTCCTGATGGTCCTGCGTTATATTACCCTCTATTGAAAATCTATAAGAGCCATATAATTCAGCCCCTTCAATATCATGCCTGTAATAGTTTTCTTTATCGTTGTATCTAAGTTGGTAGTACGCCCCTTTGAACTTGTCAATGCCACTAATCTTAAATGCATCAGGTGCGTGCGTCCATCCACTCTCCTGCGCAAAGTCATAGTCACTGGTGTATTCCGCCCCTTCTAGAGCGCTCAGCATGTTGTTGTAGAGCTGGTTGTATATGAATGTAAATCCCTCTATAACCTGTTGAGGTGAGGTGTATACTGAATCACCGAATCCAGTCATTTTTGTTTCAGCGAATGATCTTCTAAGAACGTCCGCCAGCATACGTCCAGTAGGCTGCCTGTCCCTTGCTAACGCCAGTCCAAGTGTAGTCTCGAATGTCATGAGTGCTGAACGGTCAGGGTTCTCAAGGATCATCTTCATGCTGTCCCACGTCACATATTCCGCCGCTGTTCCTGGATCAATCATTGTTTTACCGTCATCAGAATACCTAGCGCCTTCATTCTCTCCATATTTATTTGCATGATCCAGCCACACCCCTACTTTTCCGTTTGGAGTGTCCATGAGATAGTCAGCTCGTTCCGGTACTGTGCTTTCTTTTGCAAAATCACCCACTTGCCTCTCAAAATCTTTCATGTCACCACCGCTTCCTGACGATACAGCGGCATTCATCAGTTGATTAAACAAGTCAAGCTTAGGTTGAATTATTCTTCCTGCTTCACCAATCGCGCCAAGGACAGTATCCCTATTTTCAATGATGGTAGGCATGATGAAGTCCGCCATTGTATCCAGTGTACGTTTCAAGTACTTGGCATACTTAAGTTGCTGATCCATTTGTGCTGGTGTCTTGAACGTCGCCTGTCCACCACCACCTGGATCTGAACGTTTAATTCCTTCCTTTGTCGCCGTTGTGTCAATGAATGTGAATCGGTCATATCCAAGCTGGCTGTTGATGTCCATGAGGTTTTGAATCTCAGGGCTTTTTCGGTAGAAAGTCTGCAATCTTTGTTTGTCAATAGGAATAGGGTCGCCATTACGGTCGTATATCATTTCTCCCTTATCATTCTCTTTGTATATATTCTCGTAGACAACGGTGAACGGTCCACTACGATCATTCATCTTATCCAGTTCGGACATGTACATGTTAAGGGCTGCGGCTCCTATTTCTCTATCCGCCTTTCCTTTCTCCACTCCCATCTGGAATAGCGTTGGTGCCATTTGCATCCCTGCCTGTCCTACGACATCGAAGAATCCTGCCACACCTTGCTGGTCCGTTCTTCCTGACATGAGTGCCGATCCAACCTGCAACAGCATCGCGAGTGACTGCATCTTCTGTCCCTCGTCGCCGTCACCCATGATCTGCCTTATGACATCCTTGTAACCTTCAATTCTTTTCAGGCTGTCATTGTCAATGAGTCCCGCATACATGTTTGACTGCTCCAGCAGAGCGGTATTGGTTGTCTCCGAATCCTCTATTGAATCACCTGTAGCGTTAGACTCTTCATGTGCTTCCGTATCTTCATCAACTATCTTATTCTTTTCCGTCTCAGGAAATGTAAGTAAATCATCTTCAGGAGGTTTTGTTTCTGTTGGTTTTTCCTCCACTATTTCATCTAGATCCAGCGTCTGCACCCTCTCCGGAATGGTACCATATGCCGCGAGTGGTCCTCCAAGGGCGACTGCCTGCTTGAATCTTCCCTGATTGCCTGCAGCGGCGTCCATGTAGTTCTTTGCATAGGGACGTGCCCTTTCCGCCGCACGCGTGGCAAATTCCTGTGCCGTTCCAGTCATCCTGTAGGCCGATCTTGCGGCCTTGTTCAATATTGGTTTGAAAAGCGGTCTAAGAAATGGATTGCCCATTTTTAACCTCCTTGCAAGTTCTGATAGCCCTGATATGCAGCGAGTCCTGTGATTCCGGTTCCAACGGCCTGTGCAAGCGGACTGGTTCCAGGCGATGTTCCCATCGCTGTCGCCATCGCGCTTGAAGGCATGCCTTGATAGATGTCGGAAACGAATCCCAATCGCTGGTATGGCTCATACGTTTGCTGTAACTGCTGTCTGTACTGTGCATCCAAGAACTGTTGTTGTGCTTGTTGCTGCACGGATCCTGATGCCATCAGTGACGCAATGTCTCCCTGTGCCTGTTGCTGCTGTTGTCCCCCTAATCCAGCCATTTGAGTTGCTGCCTGACCGTATCTCCCCATTTGTCCTGCAAATTGCTGTTGCGCCTGTTGTTGCGCTTGTCCATAATTCTGTGCCAATGACTGTCCCACTGTCTCTGCCTGCTGTCTTCCAAGCTCCGCAGCTTGAACTCCTTGCCTTGCTCCGCCAAACGATCCAACCTGTCCTGCCTGTGCGGCGGCCTGATTCTGTAATTTTTGGAACTGGCTTTCTATTCCAGCAGTGACGTGCTGTTGGTATGGATTCATATAATCCTGATATCCTACTTGGCCTGCCGTCTGCCCCGTTGGGTCATACGCCCCTGTTGCCGCCTGCGCATATTGTGACGCAGTGTTCAAGTAAGGCTGAAATGCTCCTAGTCCTGTTGTTGCAAGACCGAATGCCTGTGTTTGTTGAGGATTAAATGCTGCAACTTGCTGCTGTGGAATTTGAACTTGTCCTTCTGCCGCTCTTTGCCCCCTAGTTAGGTCTTCCCATTTAGTTCCTGGTGCATAAGCGCCTCCGGCAGGTCCTTGATATGTATATTTTCCAAAGTCTGGGTCACCAACCTTTGCTCCAGGGGTGGAAAGTTCCCATGGATTCTGTCCAAAGCGGGCATACTGCTGGGCAGTGCCCATCAACCCCATCTTCGCCGCTTCTATCTGTGGTGCGTCTCTTGTAAACTGTGTCTGAAATTGTGTGCCACTTGGGCTTTCACCGCCGCCAAAACTCATAATTTTCTCCTATAAGCGTTCGCAAAATGTTCCATACCTAGGCGTTTTGCCATCGCGTCAAATTTTTTTGTCTCATTGTCCGAAAGGCGTGGCTCGAAGTACACTTCTTGCGCTCCGTTCATCTTCGCCCAGTCCATAAATTTTCTCATCATAAATATACCTGCCATTCCGTTTCGCTTCGTGGGTTCAACATATAGTTCAAGCTCCCTTGCAAACTTCTCACGGCTGAAGTTGTATTCCAACAGCCTTCCAACCATGAACCCAATCCTCTCTTCATCCTTCAGTGCAACGATCCCGAAATAGTTTGGATCATTGGTTGCGGTGTCTATGTATCTCGCCACCTTCTTCTTATCATATTCAACCTCGCTCCAGTCTGACTCCTCATGGTGCTCCTTGGATACATACATCATCCACTCGAAGTCGTTAGGTTCCAAGAACCTCCATTCCATTATCTACCCATGGTGCTTCCCGTATTTTTCACGTTTCTCCTTGGTTTCTTTTTGTTGCCTCTTCAGGGCTTCTTTTAACTTTTGTTTATCCTCTTTAGACTTGGCTTCTTTTTTAGCTTTAGCCTTTCCAGCTGCATATGCTACACCTGCAATGATAGCTCCCTTACCAATGTCTCTCGTAGTTTTCTTGATTTCTGGTATTATTGGTCTTGCTTTTTCTGCTATCCTCGTTCCAGCAATTCCTTTAGGTTGTTTAATTCCTAAAGCTTCACTGGGTTTAATTGCTGGATAAGCTCCTTTTACTCTTTTACCAAGCACTGGTGCTTTTTTTAAATGTTTTTTAAGGACTTTTCCCATTCCCCTTAATGCTGCGCCTGCCATTATATTACCTCCGACATGGTTTCTGATTCGGGATCGAGTACGTTCATAAGGTCGTACATTTGTCTAGCCCCTGCGTAGCGATCCCCACCACCCAGGTTTTCGACTGCCTTTGCAGTCATCACGAACTCACCGTCAGACAGGTTCGCATTGATTGAATCCGATGTTCCAGTTCCCGGTCCACTGACACCGCCGCCATTTTCCAATGACGCTATGCCACCCTTGTTCCAGAATCCGCCACCAGTCGCCCACGGGTTTGTCATTTCCCCTTCGATCATCTCTTCAGGGACTCCGTACATCCATGCCAGTTCTTTTTTTCTTTTCTTTTGTGACTCTTCCCATTCCTCTTCCGGCGTCATTCTTCCGCCGTAGAGTGCCGCAGCCTGTGAGGCCGCCGTCGGTAGCCAGTTGGCCACTTGTTCTCCGCCGGTGAACACAGAAGCGCCTGACTGAGGGTCATACACTTGTTTCAACGGTGTAGTCTTGGAGAATATGTCCGCTCCAGGAAGTTCCCCACCTGTAAGTGCAGTTAAATCTATTGGTTTTTCACCAGGAATAGCGGAAGGTTTGGTATAACTTCCTTTTAAGACATCCCAAGGGGTCATTTTTTGAAATTCGTAACCCTTTTTTGGAACCATTCCTGTTATATCTTCCCACCTTTTTCCCCCTATTCCAGGGGCATAAGGTCCTCCAGCCGCTCCTGACGGCGTTCTAGTTCCCATCCATCTTCGTCCTGTTACTCCCATCTCTTCGGGAATTACATCGGCAAATTGCTGGTTGTATGCGTTCGCGCCTTGCGCAGCGCTCATGTAGGAGAACGGAATTGACGCAAGTCCTGCGTACATCGCCGCCTTGCCTGGCCTTTTTGATCCGCTCAGCGCCGCCGTTCCGTATCCCATGGCTGACTGCATAAGCATGTTCCTCGCCATGGGGTTCATTCCACTAAACGCACTTCCAAGCCAACCTAACTTTCCACCTTGGCCCAACAGACTCGCCAATTTAGCGCTTCCCATAATGCCTGATCCAACCATAGGTAGAAGGAATGGCAGAAACGGTTTCGCCTTCTTAAGTAGTTTGCTTAGGAATCCCATTATTATGATGCCATTAACTGATCAAATATTCTCAACAGTTCATCACCAGCAGGCTGTATTCCAGTACCACCCTGTCCAAGTGGGTGATTAGGATCATTTAAGTTTTTCCATATCAATTGTATTGTTCTGTTACGGTCTGTCGTGCTCATGTCAGACAGTCCTGCTACATCAAAGGGTCCACCCCAAGGTGGCTCGGATGGATCTGGAAATGGTGGTGGAAATGGATCTGGAAATGGTGGTGGAAATGGATCTCCTGGTCTTGGTGGCCATTGAGGTCCTCCCCACAATCGTGATGTGTTCATTCCACCCAGCATTGCATTAACCATATCATTCGCGCCGGATGCCCCTTGACCTCCGAATATACCACCCATACGATCACGTCCTATGTTTGGACTCCCTACAGGTACATTTGTCATTGGTCTTTCAAAGCCTGGTTGATTATATGTTCTGTCACCCATATTCAGGTATGTCGCTGGTTCCCTTCTTGCTGGTCCCGCACGATCAAATCCTATGTTGGGACGACTGTCGCCCGGCCGTACTCTTTGAGGGACAGAACCTGCCATTCTCATTATTCTATCGTCATAAACCATTTTGTTTTCTCCCTATGATGTTCCGCCGAATATGCCAGGTAACTTGTTCACGCTGATCGCGACGTCCCTCCTTATGTCATTTTCTGTGGTATCAGTCGCAGGGTTGTTGATGTCGGTTTGCGCATCCTCTTCACTGGCGTAAACCTCCCCTGTTGTGGCGTGCTTGACGGTGGTATTAGTTTCCACGTCGGGTGCCGTGATTATAGTCTTTCCGGCTGTCACGATTATGTCCTCTTTTATAGTCATTTTTTGTCCTCCTTGCAAGAATTATTATTATTATCCAGGGTTCCCTATCTCAAGTATTGAAAAATGGGAGTGAAGATCATTCGCTGATCCCGGATGAAATGTGATATATTCACTTTCATCCATGACTTGAGGACGCGCACAAAACTCGGCAGCTAAACCAGCAGCTACTGTCCCCCCTAAATAAATAAAAGCAGTATCACTTGAATCATTGAATTTTACATAAGTGGTACCCGAGGCGTTGCTTGTATCATCATTATGAATTAATACCGAACTAACTATGGCCTTCTTGGCCGTCGGAACGGTGTAAACTGTTACCGTATCAGTTGTTGTATAATCATTTCGCTTGGCGATGAACTTGTTGTTGACTCCCTGGTCCCTTTCCAAAATGGATAAATGCAGTGTTAACCTATTGGAGTCACCGGCGGTGGCTTTGATAATATCCCCTTCATTTAAAATTAAATTTCTAGCAAAAATGTCCGTTTCCACCAAGGCACTAATTGTTGCTGCAGTTATAACAGAAAACACGTTCGCACTGGAATCCGTAATTGTGATTGTAAGGGTCGTTGCGTTGTTTGAAGTTTCAGAATACCTGAAACTGTTAAGAAAAGCCGTCTTTTCATCCGGAACCGTATAAAGGGTCGTCGCGCTCGTTGTTGACAGGTTATATCTTTTTGTTACGTAATTGTGCGCCATCTACTGTCCTATGTACCATGCCAGTCGTTCCTGTTCCTCACGGAGCTGCTCCGGAGTGTAGGTGGAATTCAGTGCCTTGATTACCTGATCAAGCGCCTCGACCAGTTTGTTGAACTGATCGGGGTCCACCCTGTTCTCATACGACTGCGGCAGTACTGGTTGATCAATCTTTGACATTGGTAATGTACTCCTTCGCCTTTTCCAGATCCTCGTCCGTCAGGTCCCCTTCGGGCTTGATGATGCGCGCGACTTTTATGAGGGTGTCCTGGTTATACATCAGGTAATGTCCTTTCATTGGTTTTTTTTCTATGTCCATTATCTGCCCCCGTCCGGCCTGACTTCAGCGCGGAAAGTTCCGAACCTCCAGTCGTCGCCTGTGGCGTCGCTTTCAATCCTGAGAGCGGCCTGTCGTCCCCGTGCGCGTGTGTCAATCTTGTCCGTTGAGGTCGTAATCTCATACGGTCCGTTTGTCCTTTGGGTTGATGATGGATAGTCGCGAAACTTGAGTGTCAGGTCAACCGATCCCGACAGGTTCTTGAAGTCGGGTATGAATCTTTTAATCGACATCATTTTTTCGCCGTCCTCAAGATCAACGTCAGCTGACTCTATGTAGGATGTCATCGCGCTGCCGTCGGCGTCCTTCCCGAACTCATGCTTGTAGAAAAATGTCCTTCCCGCCGTCGCCCCGTACACGGTTGGAATTGGAGTGGTCGTGTCATCCGCGTCGTATTCCGCCGCGTATGGATTATTGTATGCGCTGCGGTCCGCCCACGCGCTTCTTGCCAGTGAGCCAACGTGCCAGGAATTTTCCTGGTAGTTGTATGTTACCTGCTTGTCCAGCTGCACGGAATCACTTGACGGATAGAACCACATCACCTCTCCAAAGTCGGAAAGGGTGGAACAAAATACGTCCTGCTGCGCAATTGGCTCGATGTCATCGAACACATGATCCTGCACTGTGCAGTCAAGTTTCTTGACTGCCCCGTCGAACACGAAGAATGATTCCTTACCCATCCAGAACACCCTTCCGCCAATATCAATCGCGGCGTTCATTCCCACTGCACCGCAATTGTCGGCGATGAGCTTGAAACCAAACGTAAACGGTGGGCCAATGAACTGCATCTGGTAGAGGGAGGTGTCGGTGAAAACAAGGATTACGCCCCTGCTCCTGACCGCCGCCATGATCTGGCTTCCCCTTGTCAATCGCTGTGAGCCGGCCGTGTTGGTCGCAGTCGGCGTCCACGTGTTGTTGTTTTCCTGGTCGCACCAGCGTATGAACATGTTGTCCTGCGTTGAGCTGGTCGCGATTGTTGTTTCCGTTCCGAACAGAATGACGTGCCGGTCATCACCCGAGATCAGCATGATCCTGTTTGTCGTTGGCGCGTTGCTCAGAACCGTTGCCAGGTTGCCGCTGAGTCCTGATGATGTATCCCACGTGTACAGTCCTCCATTTAACTGGCACGCTAGGGCGTCCTCGCCCCAGTTGTCCAAACTCCATTTTCCGGATTCAAGAACAGCAGGCGACGCTGTAATATCCTCACGAGAATCGCCCCATTCAGTCTGGTTCCACACTCCCATGCCCCAGCCATATCCATAGATGGACGTGGCAGGACCGGATCTAATCTTGTATGTCGCCGTCGCCGTCGCGCCACTTGCCGTTGACGTTGCCGCCGCAGGCGAAGTGATCGTGAACGTGTTGGCGGTTACAACCGCCGGGCTTGACGTGTCAAGCAATGTAAGTATTTCAAATTCGTTCTGCAGGTTGGCCTGCGTAACGCCGCCAACGTCCGCGCTGACACTGGAAATCGTCACGTAGTCCCCAACACGTGCGCCATGGGACCCATCCGTCACGGTGATGGTCGTCGATCCACTGGTTGTGTTAAACTGGGTAATGCTTCCTGTTCCACGCGTTGGAGTGGCATCATAGTACTTGTCCGCCAGTATATCCGAATAGACGTAGAGCTTCTTGTTGGTTCCGAACATCGTGTACTTGACACCGTCCAGATCAACCCATGTCAAAAGGGCACGCGTCGCCCCTATAAGGGCATCGCTTGTGATCTTCAGCCATCCGCCAATCTTTTCGGGCAATCCGGAACGAAAGCGGACGTTATCACCGTCTATCCACGTTCCCTCGGCACCGTATTCGGTTCGCTGCTTGTCGATTCCCGGCCGTATCTGTATCTTGGCTAGTGGCATTTAACTCCTAGTTTGTTGCGTAAAACGGCATCCAGTAACTGGTTCCACCGACATCCACGAGAACGTGTCCCGTCAATGATCCCACGCTTGTGTCCGTTGTAACGTTCGTGCTTTGGTCAGAGGCGCTTGTTCCATCGAACTTGATGAAAGGCTTGTCCTCGTCATCCTGGTCGAGCAACAGGCAGGGAACGGCTCCCGATGCGCTGTTCTGGTTTATCTCCAGCTTTGCCGCCGGAGCGAGCACGCCAATGCCGACCCTGTCAGTTCCGCCGTCCGAGACAAAATTATTCGCGTCCCCGTTGCTTTCAATCCTGTAGTCAAGGTCCGCTGATGCATTATTGAATATGAAAGATCCGCCGTCAAATTCAACATTCCCTGTTGCCTTGAGGCTGCCGACAATATCCAGTGTAAATGAAGGGGAAGACTGGTTAATGCCAATCGTGTCCGCGCTGCCGTCAACAAAGAAGGCATGCGTGTAAGAGGCGGATTCAATCCTGAAATCAAGGTCGTTCGCCGATGCTTCATTAAAAGTAAAAGCACCACCATTAAAATTAACGGCTCCCGCCACGTCCAGTGTTCCGTTGGCCGTGATATTTCCCGCATCGTCCAAGACGTCGAACATCGTCGATCCGTCCGTGTACAGTAAGTGTTTTGATCCTGCTATAAGTCCATCAGTTGTTCCTGTTCCACCAGCCGGCTTGAAGTTAAGAGTGTATGTTCCCATGGTCGCCGCATTGTCAACAATGTACCAGTTCTCCACCGCCTCGCACTGCATGGTTGTGTTGCCCGTCAGCGTTCCCGTCAGTTTTATGATTGCGTTGCTTGTTTCATCCGCTGTTGTTCCGTCCGTTGCCGTCAGGGAATCCGTTGTGCTCGCTATTGCGACAGAGACGTATCCCTTGATAGCCGATTCCAGCTTTTGCAAATTGTTATTTGTTATTGTACCCCAAGTCGCGGCGTTCTCCCCCGTTGTCTGGAGCTCAAGGTTCAGGGTGCCTGAATATGTCGATGCCATTTTTAGTTCCTCCTTATCTAATCAATTTCCGTCCATGACGCCGTCTGGCTGTCATCAACTTCCGTCCAATCTACTGTCTGGCTGTCATCCGTCTCGTTCCACAAAGTAAGATCCACGTCATTCACGCTCAGGGTGATCAAGGTCTGGAATGCCTCCCCGAATGCCGTCTCGTCTCCAATGCTGAACGTTGCATAATTTCCTGTCGCGTCCACGGGTGCCGAACCGGTAACCGTTTCCGTGCCGATGCTGAATGTTGCTGCATTTCCACCTTCCGTGAATGAAAGGTTATGCACCACGCTCAGCATTGCGTCCTGGAATGCCTGCTCCGCGAATGCTGTGTGTCCTAGAAGCATCTGTTACCCATTTGGATCCGTTGGCCATTCGCCAAGTGGCTTGCTTTGTACACCGTCCGTTATTGTATAAGTAAACAAAGCCGCCAAAGCGTCCACGTCCGCCGCACCGTCCACCTGTGCCTGCATTGAATTGCACTTGGCCCTCACGGCCGTCCTGTAATCCGTTATGGCACTGGGTATTGACGTTCCGGCTTCCGTGTTACGTATAACATACCAGTCATATTTTGCAAGAAGTCCTGCCGCCTGTCTGTCGAATAGTTCCTTTTTAACTGTCTTTAAGCCTTTAGTAACAACTTGATTTCCATTATCATCTAGTATTGGGTTGTCATCTCCATCAACCTCATTTCTATCCGCAATGGCTTTAGCAACAGCCGTGCCATATGTTGCCGTTACGACTCCCCCTGCAAAGGCTAGGGTCTGGTTGGTATTAGTGTACCATTTCTCATCCCTTTTATTGGTATCATCATAAACAACCGAATAGATGCCTATGGCATTTAAATCTGCTTCCGGCCACAGACTGTGAATGTTCTGGGGATACTGAACGTCACCTATCGTCATCCCCCTAGGATTATTATAGGTTTTTGTTATTGTGTTATCTTCTACTAAAGCGTACATTTCTCCTCCTTAATTATTTTGCCGTGCACGGTACTCCCCCTGATGTTACAAATGGTTGTTCTGCGAATGCCATATATAAATAATTATCACCGCTTGTATTATCATTATTTTCAGTATTTCTAATTTTAAAACCATTAGATAATAAATCAATTACAGTTGCACTATCATTTACACTTTCAGCATTAGCCCCATTAGCTAATAAAACTGTTCCATTTGGATTTGTTCCTCCAGTTGTTGTTCTTTTGTTATCTCTTATTACCCAATTTGATACGCTGTCTACATTTTTATACAGAAGATAAGCTGGTTTAAATCCTGTATAAACAAATGGGCCGTCTGCATTTCCGTTGCCTGTATACCCACCAAATTTTGAGTAGCCTTGTATTTCCCTCCAAGCATAGCATACAAATGTTTCAGTATCACCGTGAACTCCCGAATTACTTAATGAACATACTGTTGATGTTGGTGCTGTGTCATTCCAAATAAGAAAATCAGTAGTTGCATCAGTAGTATCTAAAACCAAGTAATCCGTTTCTGGTGCCGCTGTATTGGCACTATGATACATATACCAGTTATTTACTGTGCTTCTTTCCTTGAATAAAAGAACATCTGGAACTGCACCAAGACCGTGTGATACTGTTGCTGTTGCTCCTGTTCCTGTATAAAGAATTATTGAAAATCCCGCTGTTGTATTTGCTTGGTGTGTACTTGCTAAAATTTGTGATGCACCGCTTCCACTCGCACTTACAGATGATGTTGAACCGCCATTAGCTTTCCATTGCCATGCTACGTGACCATCATCTGCATAATTAATTTGATTTGTTCCAGAAGTAGCTCCCAAGCTAAAACCATCAGAACTAAAAGCTGTCAAGTTCATATTTCCCGATGCATCACCTTCTGCAGCATCTTCATCTGATTTCAATGATTTAGATGTACCAGTTCCTCTGGTTGAATCATACAAACCGTGAGCGGCAGAAATTTCTCTATTCTTCATCCAAATTAAATCTGGTGCAAAATCTCCTGCATTAGCGTCATTGGTAATAGCATTTGCATCTGCATTACCAGTATATAATTGAATATGAAAATGTGCTGATGGGTCATCTATTGTTGTATAAGCCATTATCCATACTCCGCTAGGTTCTTGGTGCAAAGGGCATAGTAGCCACTAGGTACTGCGAATTCAAAGTTTCCGTATCCGTTGGCATCCGCATTGCCACTTGATATTGAATGTACAGGATTTCCAAAATTAACCTGACCTTCTCCAGCTTGTGAACCAGAAGCATAAGTCATAAATACATAAGGATTGGATTTAGTTTCAGAAAGATTTTCTGTTTTAGTTAAACTTCCTTCCACATAATATTTAATTGTTTTTGTTCCACTATCTAAATCAATCGCAAATCCAACTATCTCATTTTGAGCAACAACTGTTCCACCTGTTTGTGTATTTGAACCATTAGCATAAACATATCCATCTCTCCTATAACTGTAACTATCTGTAAAATTGCCTGGATAATCAGTAGCAGCATGATTATCTACAGCATCATAACCAACTTGCCCTATGCCTGATTGGGGATTATAGTCATTATCATTAGTACACTTTAGTTCTATATACCATTTCCCATTTTGCATAGCTATTGAACTTTTACTAGTAAAAGTTCCACTAACTTGTAAATTACCCTCTGCTAATGTCGCGCCACTCATTAATGGGTTCATTGTAGCAAAATTATTCGTTGGCGTGTCTGTAATCATATGTTTTGCGGCAAGACTGTCGCTTGTAAAATGATTATCATTTCCAGAAGTGTCAGCACCTATTGTTCCTGTTCCGGCAGTTCCTGTGCCTGATTCTTTAAGTTCCATAAAGTGTCCGTTGTTCCCCCAAGTAACATCCGGACTCTTGGGTTTCCATATTCCACTATCCTCATCTGCTTCTCCAAATGATGATGGAGTTAAAGCAGAGCCATCAACAAAAGCAAGTTCAGCGAATGATGAATCACAAGGCGTGTTTTCATACCAAGCAGTTTTACCAACAGTTCCATCAAACCATAAATGCGAGTTACTGGCGTTACCAAAAGACCAATCATCATTTTGGTCAGGCCAAGTTGCACTATCCGTTGCCGTTATTTGAGTGTTATTTACATATAGTTTTACTCTATTTGTATCCGTTCCCTGTGAAGTATCACCAACTAAAACAATATGATACCAAGCACTAAAATCACGATAAAGTGGTGACCAATTTATATTGGGATTTGTGCCTGAAAGAGTATCAAAAAAGGTAAATTGTGCATTGGATGCATCTGAATAGTGAAGATACCCAATATTATTACCACTTCCGTCTAAACTTCCCCAAATTTGTTGTGCAACTCTGCTGTCTAGGGAAGCATCAGTTGTGGAAGTATGAGGCTTAAACCAAAAGCTTACTGTAAATTTATCAATATCAGTAGCTGTGTCTAAGTCTCTCTTTAAAGTAGGGCGGTCTGCTATTGTACACCTAACTCCGTTAGTTACATTATATCCTGTATCTGCTGCCGAATTAGCTCCACCTATTAAGAATGCCATATTAAGCCCTTGTTAAGTTAAGGTTTCTTCCAACTTCTATCCAATGTGAATTGTGATATCTAAAGGTAAATAAATCACCCTTGGCTGCCGTTGTAGTGGCCGTTGGAGCAGTACCACCTGTAAATTCAAAAGCGGCGTTCCAAGCAATTGTCCTTGAACCTGTTCCATCCTGTATACAAAGAATAGAAATATACTGTCCTGTTGTAGGATTAGAAGGTAAATCAAAGGTCACATTACCTGTCAGTGTTACTTGTGCAACTGGCGATGCCCGTACATCCCAATCCTGCGTAGTGTCAAAGGTCAATGTATCTTCTTCCAAGTACACACCACCTGTTATTTTTGTTAGGTTGTTTGAATCTGCTGATAATACTTTTGATGCCGCACTTGTTCCCAGTGTTGTTAAATCTGAATAGTTTAATTCTGTTGCTGTTGAAGTTACTCCATCAAGAATATTCAGTTCAGCCGCCGTTGATGTTACATTCGTTCCACCTATATCAAGGGTAACCATTTGAACTTCACCCGCAAAAGTTGCCAATGAACTTGTTACTGTTGAATTCGGCGTGAGCGTTAAATGGGTTACGTATGTTCCCGCTGAATTAATGTCATTACCAAGAGTAATGGTACCCCCGTCAGCGACGTTTAATTTCCATTCATCTCCTGCGTCATCGCCTTCATCAGCCATTAAGGTAATGGCTAGTCCCGCACCTTCAGTTGCTGCAATTTTTAAGGAATCAGTTGTTGTTTCATCATATCCTACAAGAACATTTTGGTCTGAGCCAAATTGAATATACTTATCATCGGCGATATAAAAATCACCCCATTCAGCACTAGCAGAACCTAAATCAGCACCACCAGAAGCATCGGGAATAATTGACGTTTCCGCTGTGAATGTGTCAGTTCGTATTCCGGAAGTACCATTATCTATTGCTCCAAAACCTGAAGTTATGGAACCTGAATCCAATGCACCAGTTGTAACAATGTTACCGCCGCCAACACTATGACTTGCAAAATAAGTTGATACTGTATCAACATTAGTCATTGCCATTGTACCACCATCATTGATGAGTATTCCGTCACCGCTTGCTACAGCGGTAGTGCCTCTTGAAGTACCGCCATCAATTAAGTTAATCTCAGCCGCAGTAGTTGTTACATTAGTTCCCCCAATATCAAGGGTAACCATTTGAACTTCCCCTGCGAAAGTTGCCAATGAGCTTGTTACTGTTGAATTTGGTGTAAGTGTTAAATGAGTTACAAAAGTTCCTGCGGAATTAATATCGTTACCAAGAGTAATAGTGCCACCGTCAGCTACATTTAATTTCCATTCATCTCCCGCATCATCACCCTCATCAGCCATTAAGGTAATGGCTAGGCCCGCTCCTTCGGTCGCCGCAATTTTTAAAGTATCAGTTGTTGTTTCATCATATCCTATAAGAATATTTTGGTCTGAGCCAAATTGAATGTATTTGTCATCGGCAACATATATATCTCCCCATTCTAAAGCGGCTGTTCCAATATCTGCTCCGCCTGAAGCATCCGGTACGAGTGAAGTTTCTGCCGTGAATGTGTTAGTTCGTATTCCGGAAGTTCCGTTATCTATTGCCCCGAAACCTGAAGTTATGGAACCACTATCTAAAGCACCAACTGTTACTATATTACCGCCACCAACACTTTCAGCAGCCATATATGTAGAAACAGTCTGCACAGTAGTCATTCTCATTGTGCCATCGTCATTAATGAGAATACCATCTCCATCTGCAACAGCAGTAGTGCCTCTTGCAGTACCTCCATCAATTAAATTTATTTCGGCTGCAGTAGTTGTTACTGTTGTACTCGCAATACTAAGAGCATCTGTTTCTAAAGTTCCATCAATATCCGCATTACCGGATATATCCAATGTTGCTGCGTCTAACTCACCCGATAAAGTAATATCAGTGGCACCAGTAATGGCACCATTTAATGCAACAGCACCATTAATGTCTATTGTAGTTGCGGCTATTTGTACTTCTGTATCTGCAACAATGTCTAATTGACCATCCGTAGATGAATAAATATATAAACCAGTATCATAAAATTGAATTTTTTCTGTACTATTTATTAAAATGTCATCAGAGAATTTAAAGTAATCCTCATCCTCCATCCATGTTAGTACGCCGTCGGCATCAGCACCGTCAAACGTTAATGTATAATCAACGCCTGCGGATCCTGTTCCAATTGTTAAATTATTATTTGTATCGAGGGAAGCAATCTTGCTTGCCGGCAAGGTGCAAAATACGTCCTTCGTGCCAGCACTGAAATCAACAGCGGAATCGCTGTTCGAGCTTGAAATAACTGTTGTTCTTGCTAGTGTATCCGTTGACGCGTCTGTTACGGTTCCAAGGCCAACTTCCCATTCGTCCTCGTCACGGTTGACAATGGCGTAGTATGTCGTATTGCCATCCCCGATTCCCGCAACGAATGTCTCAAATGCTGTAACAGCGCCGCTCAGATCAAGCGTGCCTGTTCCCGTTGTTGTCGAAGTTTCCTTGACTCTATCATTCAGCTTTAGCGCCATTGAAACTCCTTACGCTAGTCTTAGAATAGCATTGCTTGCATCTGCTGCCGGAAACGCAATTGTAAACGTTCCGCTTGTTGACGTCTTGTCGCCACCAAAGTCCAGAACAACTACAGCCTTATTAGAAGCATTACTATTATAAATTAATGCACCGCGTGCAGTGATTGTTGCTGATGTAAAAGATATATCAGAAAAATCGCAAAGAGCAGTTGTTCCACTTGTAGTTGGGGTCACTGCTGTCAATGAACCACCTCCAGCCGTGTAGGTTCCTGAATTAGAAACTTCGTTTGTAGCGGAATAAGCAGTTGTTGAAGCGCTTAGAGTAGCCGAGCTAGAATACAATGCAATTTTAAAAGTGTCCCCTGTTGTAGCCGTGAAATCATGACCTTCAACGAGAATCTCCTGCTTAAAACTGGTACAAACAGCTTGGGTTATTGCCATGTCTTATCCTCCTATGGATTTTTGTTGTGTTTGCATGCCTGGTATTTTTAGTTCCCCATGCATGTACTCATCTCTTCGGTGCTTTCCTTGTTGTTCGATTATCAACTCCTGAATGGCACGTTGATATGATTGTTCATATAATTGCAGCATTTCCGCTGGTCCCTTCAAGAATTTGAAGGCTTCTGCAAGACTTCCGTAAAGCAACGCCGATGGGGCATTGTTCCCCAACCATGAAGTTGTGTTGGAACTGGACAGTCTTGTTGGTAATCTAGTGATTCCTATCTCTATATTATATGCTGCATCTGGTGTTGGCGCAACATAAATTGTGTCCTCGTCCCACCAGGACCAATATTTTGGAGTTCCTGTCGATGTACGAACTGGCCAGTATTCATTCATGAAACTAATGTCTCGTTGTTCTAAGAAATCTCTTGTTGCTGTTCCTGAAGCAGGATAAATATGTACTGTTCTTATTGTAGCTAATGATGTTGGAGTTGCACCAATTCCCGATGCGCCAGGAAGAGATAAGAAAGGATTGCTCGACGTTAAGGCTGAATACTGATGAGACTTAAACGCATCAATATCAGCTTCCCTTAATATCCTGTTCTCTGTATGTTCTATAAAGTCGTCCGTTATTGTGGATGTAAGCACATCAGTGCTTGTTTCCGTGTAATTTAAAATCTGCGTTGTTAATTCAGCGTATGTTGTCATTATGCACTCAATGTTGCCGGACCAGAAGAGGCATATCCTCCTCCACCACTGCCTGTTGTTCCTGCAGCTGTTGAAACTGCAAAGGTATAAAAATCATCATCTGTTTTTGTAATGCTATATCCATCAGAATCTTCCAACTCATCTACATCAGCTCCAAATATATGTCCTCTGACGTCCCTGAACCTTACAGTATCACTGCTTGACCGTCCATGGCCAGGTTCAAAAACTGATATTGTTGTGCTACTTGCCGTAAACCTAAAGGGGTTTAGAGGAAGTTTATGTTCCACTTCACTTTCATCCCTATCCGTTCTAGCGTATTGTAGTGCTTCCTTGTCAGCAGAATGCTTACGGGGATGGTCCTGTGCTGTCTTGGGTTCAAATTCACTTCTATGAACACGCGCACCATTCCATTCCTTTACCATTTCCTTGTAGGGAAATTCCATTCCACTACGGTCAGAGATAGACTTAGCGTATTTTCCTTTAGAGTACGCCATTTATCCTACCACTTAGAATCTTTAGATCCTACCCAATGATACTTACCACCTTTAGTGGCCGCACCCATGCTTTGCACAGTGCCAGAAACAGTTCCTTTGGACAGTGAAACAGATTTTGCCTTTTCCTTAGCCTTGGCTTCAGGAACAGAATTAGTTCCTCTATCACTCCAGTTTCCCTTTACTCCGCCTTTGGAACTTCTTCCGGTATTAGTGTCTTTATTCCAGTTTGGATTGCTCATTATTCCTCCTTTTTACATTCGCAGTCTTGACATTCACAATTGTCTCCACAATTGCATTCAGGACCGCATTTTTCACATTTAACCATATTACCTCCTATGGTATGTAGGCTTGTGCCGGTTCAACCCTGAACGACGTTCGTTCACGGTCATTTTCAGCAGCGCGTTTAAATTCCTCGTCATACACCGCTTTTAAGTTTGCACTTAGCATTGGTGCCCTCTTTAAGCTTATATAGTAAGCCAATCCCGCAGTCAAACACGGAAGAAAATAGAATGGGACATCGGCGTTATTAACGTAATCACCGGCATCCTGTATTCTTCCAATATAGAAATACTTGAAAATGTAAGCCTTGTTTGGGCTTGGATATAGGAAAAGGGTCATGTCATATTCCGGTCGACCACTAGAGGAAGATCCTCCAGTTGTAACCGTTCCAGGAATCAGGGCCCACTGTGTAGGTCTTGCGTCCCCAGTTGATGATTTCTCCTTTCTGGTAAGATTCATGAATTCTTCGCGTGAAATTCTAGCAACAGAAACATCAGTAGTACTGCTGTCTCCTTCCAGGTTTGCAGTTGCGCCAGTTGTGGTTGTGATTGTCGCGTCCAAGATGTCAACGACCTTTTGGTCAACCCCGTAAAAGTTTGTTCCAGCTGTCAGTGTCTGCGTGGCATAGGCAACAGTCCATAGATTTAACCCACGGTTTGCCCATTCCGCAAACATAAGGTTTAAGGATCTTTTTGCTGTCTTTAGATCATAGCCACTGCGCGCCTCCAATTGGCAACGCTCTAGTGCTTCCTCTATAATTTCATCTATTGAGAGGTTAAAGGTTTGAGTGCCTGAATAAGCCATTTAAACCCCTATGCGTAAAATACAGTCACATGTGTCGTTACAGCATTAGTGCACTTGATGCTTGTTTCGCACCTGAATCCTTCATGTGGAAACATGATAGAGCC